GCTTCGAGCGGGTAGCCGGTCGGGCCGGTCACTAGCTGGAGACGTAAATCCATGTGTTAGGCAATCTCGGTTGCGGTAGCAGATCCGCCGAAGCGCGGGCCAGCCAGAGCGATAGCGATGCCGCCCAGAACAGGCGAATCGACAACCTCGACGCATTTGAGCCGGACGCAATGGTAGCCGCTGGCTTGCAGCTCCTCGACGTTGACCTGAATCGCGTACATCTGGCTGCTACCAGCGGTCGTGGTAAAACCGGCCGCCGCGCGGGTCGTCATCGCGCCCTGAACGTCGGTCGACGTGATGGACTTGCTGAGAAATCCCACAGCGCTGGTGTTGGTCGGGACGAAGTCGTCACAGGCCTCAACAGTGATAGTCGAAGTGCCAGTTGTGCCAACTCCCTTGTAAACAAGAAAGATGGCACTTTCATGATTTTCCAGACTCACGACGTCCGAAGTAACTGTGCCCGCGAAGGCGTCGGCCACGGGATCGAGCCCCTTGACAAAGTGCAAATTGTTGAGTAATTCGTAACGAGGCATGTTGGGTCTCCTTAGTGCGGGCGACTTGCGCCGCCCGCTCCGGTTTTATGTTTAGGCGCGGGCCGCAGTCGTCACGAAGGGCGACAAGGAATTCGGACCCTTAAACGCAGTAATAGGCTGCTTAACGCTGCTCTGGCCGTTGGCGTCGAAGCTCCACTTAAACGTCATCTCGTCAAAGATGAACCGAACGTGCATCGACTGCGCGGCGCGAAGGCCGCCCTGCGTAATCATGACGTACTTGCTCATGTTGGCCAGTACGATATCCCCGGCGTCGCCAAGCGTCTCGGCCTGCTCAACAACAATCACCGGGAACCCGAAGAAAGTGCCGTACTGCATGCTTCCGGCTGCGCTGTTGTTAGGCAAGAACACCGGTTGGGTTCCCACCGTCAGTAACGGGAATTGACCGATGGTGTCCGGGTTGCACAGCCATGCGATGCGGTCGCCGGGATCGCGCAGGAGGCGAGAAAGCATGGCCGTAGCGTTTTCGATGACGAAGGTGTCGGCGGTCTGGCCGGACTTCTTGGCAACCTGCACGAGCAACTGCGCGCCGTAATTCTGCACGCTAAAACCGAGAGGCATACCAGCACCGTTGCCGCGCCAGATAGCGTCATCCAGTTTGAACGCAATCTCGGAGGCGAAGGCATTCTCCAGCACAGCACCCATGGCCGTTGCATTGCGGAGCAGGCGCTCCGTCGCATACGTCAAACACTTCAGCGATTCCAGCCGCAATTCGTGGCGCGAAAATTTGGGCTTGGTGGCCGTCGGCGCGTCAGCTTCGCCGGTCCAGTACGCCTGTACGCCGCCCCAGCGCGAACCGTTGGCGCGGCTGGTTTCGTCGATATACGGCAAGTCGATGGAGTCCGAACCTTCGTCCATCGGAATCTCGTTCACCAGCGGGAAGATCCTAGCCGTTTCGCGGGCCCGCCGCAGCAGCAGGTCCGAAAACGCCGTTGCAATGGCAAAGCCGCCGTCGGCCGGAATGCTGGCCGATGAACCGGTAGCGGTCAGCGTCTCGAAGAGTCGCTTGTCAACCTTGCCACCGAGGCCCTGAAACGAGCCAGCGGGCGACTGGGCAAAAGCGATGGCCTGCAGGTTCTCGCCGAAGCTGGCCCATGGCCGTTTCGCTTCGTTGTCGCTGATGACGCGAGCAGGCTCACGGGTCACGTTCTGCTTGGCCCGCGCTTCGAGCGCCTCGACCGCCGCCAACTGCTCGCGGACGGACTTCAGTTCGGTTTCTTTGGCGTCCACGGTGGCGAGATGCGCGACCGGGTCGGCGGCGACCGCAGAGGCCGACAGTAATGCGCTGTAGTCGTTTTCCAGCGCGGAGACATTCGCGAGAAGTTCTCGTTTAGTCATGTTGTGCTCCTTATCTGCCAAACACGCGCCAACGCCGCTCTCGCAGCGCCAGCTCGTGCCGGGCGTGGTTTTCAGCCGCGCTGGGCGCGGTAGAAATTCGTTTGGCCGCCGAGAGGCTGGCCGAAAGAAACTTGGCTCCGGGATCGGCCCCAATAGGCACAATGGAGATCTCAAACGGCCTCCACCTAGTTGCCAACAGGTGCGGCCGCTTCACCGTCGAGTCCGGCGCCTGGGCCATTTCAACGATCTGAACGCCCATGGAAACGCTCGTAAGAATGCCGTCCTCGATGTCCTGCCACACCGGTGCCACATTTCCCCGGTCGGAAAACCGCAGCGTCGCCTCGTAGCCGCGACGAGTGCGCCGCGGATTCTCCACCACGCCGAGGACATACTCGACCTCTTCCTGCTGGTGGCCGTCCAGGACGGGCTTGCCCGCCAGCTGCGTAAGGTCGCCGCCGTCCATGCCGAACGACAAGTCGTATACGTCGCCAGACCACATATCGACGCGCTCGACCTTCGCGCCAGAGTAAAACAGCACGTCACGCTTGCGCTTGCCGGGGAGCTCGACCTTGTCGCCCTCCTCCGGCATTTGCAGGAGGTCGGCAGGCCGCAGCGAGGACAAAAGCGATTGCGGCGTCTGCAGCAGTAGCTGCTGTGCTTGCTCTACGTTCATTGCTGGCCTCCCTGAAACGCGCCGGCCTGCGCGACCGGCACCATGGCACCCTGGACCAGATACAACTCGCCACCGTCGTATGGGTTCATGTTTTCTTTCGAGCGGATCTCGTTCGCGTTCAACGCGCCGATGTTTCGCATGGCGCTGTAGTAGTTCGCCCGGCTGGCCGCGTCGCCCCGCAAAAGCGCGTCCATGTTGAACTCGGCGTAGTAATTTGTCGCCTCGCGCGGGCCAAACAGTTGCAGGTTGATGCGCTTCTCGATGCGCGTCAGCCAAGGCCGGATAGTGTGCGTGGCAAAGTCGATGCCCTGGTGCTCGATGTTGTTATTCGTCGAGCGCGTAAGGTCCTGGATCATGTGCGGCGGCACGCGGAAAATGGAGCAGATGTCCGCCTTCTGGTACTGGCGCAACTCCAAAAACTGCATGTCGCGGTGATTAATGGCCACCGTCTTGATCTCCGCCCCCTGCTCAAGCACGCCGATCTTGCCAGCGTTGCGAACGCCGCCGTAGCTTTCCATGAGCCAAGTCTGCAGGTTCTTCCGCGCCTCGTTGCTCAACGCTTGCGGCACGGTCATGTAGGCAGGCGGGGTCGCGTTGTTCTTAAAGAAGTTCGCGCCGTAGCCTTCCGCGTCCTGCGTCATGCCTAGAGCCTGCGCCATATAACCCACGGGCGAAAAGCCGGTCAGACTATCTTCGCCGTCGTAGCCCAGGCCGGGAATGTGCAGGATGTCCGACGCCGTGTACATCTGCTGCCCGTATTGGTAGACCATCACGCCGGTTTCCGGGTCGCGGAACACGCGCACGGACGACGGCGACAGCGGCGTCAGCTGGGTCACGTCGCCGCGCTGGTTGGTCTGGATCCGCGCGTAAAAGTTGCCGCTCAGACACAAGCACTTCGCAGCCAGTTCCCAAAACTCAAACGCGGTCATGTCCGGGTTGGGCGAGTCATGCAGCAGGTAGTACAGCGGATGGTTGCGATCCAACTCGCGGCCATCTCGACCACGCCGGTAGATCCCTAGCGGCAAACTGCCGATAGTCTCGGCAATCACGCGCACGCAGGCCCACACGGCAGTGATACGCATGGCCGACTCGCTCGAAACGTAATACTTTGAGCCAGACACGGGCCGGTACCAAAAGTCGTTATCTGGTGGCGGCGTCGCGCCGAGCTTGACCATGAGCTTGCCAAACAGATTCATGCCGTATCACAATCCCTACTGCATCGTGCTACCACGGTATCACGAATTTTGCTTGGCGTGCTACCAGCCCAACGTCACTGGCACCATGTCCTCGTACACCGAACGCTCCTTCGGCTTGGCACTGGTGCTGATGCCGGTCGCCATGACGCACGCGATGACTAGGTCGTTGCGCGTCGTTTCGCGGTGACGGTCTGGATGGACTGGCTTAATGTTGCCCGCCGGGTCGCTGGCAATCTCGCAGCATTCGATGTTCCAGCGCAGCACGGGCGAGCCGTCATGCACCAACTGCCGCTCGTGCACCAGCTGCTCGAAGCGCTTGGCGGCGGGCGACATCGACACGTAGCCCTGCCCGAACTCCACCACGGATATACCCG